GAGCAGGACATCGAGCAGGACATCGAGCAGGACATCGAGCAGGACATCGAGCAGGACATCGAGCAGGACATCGAGCAGGACATCGAGCAAGACGCGAATGACTGCATCTAAAAAAGTGGTGCTAGCTAGCTTGCAAGCCTTCTAGCTAGCTATTTCCAGCGGGGCAGCGTGCTGCAAGCTATATTCTAAGCGGCGCGGAGCGTGCTTTTCCTCTGGAAAGCTGATAGATAGCTAGCTAGCTACTGCCACCCCGCCATGGGTTGACTGGGCTATGATGTGATTCGGACGTTCCCCCTCTAAAAATATAAAAACGACCCCGCAAGAAAAGGGCAAATTTAAGCATTTAATTATCTAATTGACTTCCCCAAAAAAATATAAAAAAGTAAATTCCCCAAGGGGCAAAATCCCTTACCTACCAACAACCAGACAATAAAATGAGCAAGAAAATCTATAGCAAAGACACCCCCATAGATACCAACGATGTGATGTCCATGTTGGAAAACCCATGGTGGCGGCTGAGAAATCTCTACCACATCAAATCGGAGGACACGGGGCAGATTATCCCATTCAGACCCTACCCAGAACAGGAAGAAGTGTTCAAGGGCATTGTGGATGATGGTTTCAAACGCATCATTATCCCCAAAGCAAGACGACGGGGCATGTCAACTGGGATTGATATTTTGATGCAGGACTATGCGCTAACTAACGCTGGGTTTGAAGGTGGTATTGTTGACAGAAACCAAGCAGAAGCGTCTAAAAAGCTATCTAACATTATCAAAATCAGTGTGGAAAAACTACCTGAGTTCCTACGGGAGAATATCACGTTGAAGAAAAGCAATGATGATCACCTTAGTTTCTCTGTTGGGAAGGACATTGACAGTCACATCTATGCTTCCACTGGGTATCGGGGAGGTAACTGTAACTTTTTACACGTTTCAGAATGGGGGTGGATTCAATGTGCTGACCCCAAACGATCTGAGGAAATCCAAACGGGTGCTATTCAAGCGGCACGTAAGGGGATAACCGTGGTGGAAACCACATGGAAGGGTGGCAAGCGTGGGCATTTGTGGGAATACACCAAGAGTGCGCTTGAGACACCAGACAATGAGAAGCATAGCCGATCTTGGAGGGTGATGTTTTTCCCGTGGCACACTGACCCAGTTTACAGTTCACCCACAGGGTCACCGATCAGACGGGAGGTGATGGACTACTTCATGGAGTTAGCTGGGGTTCACAACATTATTTGCACAGAAGCGCAGATGCGTTGGTATCAGGAAGAAGCGTTCCCGTTGGGTAACAATCGGTTCGGGGAATACCCATCGACGTTGGAGGAATGTTTCAAAAGCCCCATGGAGGGTGTGATCTATGAAGCGGAGATGTCCCGCGCGATGGCAGAACGCAGGGTTACTACCATACCCATCGAACAGGGGTTGCCCGTCTTTGTCTCAATGGACATTGGGCGCAACGATGCGATGCCGTTGGTGTTCATTCAACCCGTTGGGAAGGAGTTACGAGTGGTTGGCTACTACGTCAACCATCGTGAAGCAGTGTCCCACTACGGCAACTACATCAAGACGTGGATGGCAGCAAAGCGGGTTCAGGATGTGCGTATAATTTTACCTCATGATGGGGGTAGAAAGTCAATGGAGTCGGGGCGCACGTTGGTAGATGTGCTACGCGAGATGGGGTTCGCTAACGTGCAGACCATCCCTAAGATTTCGTCGGTGTGGGCTGGGATAAATTATGTGCGCGACACCTTCCCCTACCTTTATTTTGACAGGCTAGCTATCTCTGAGAAGTTCTCACGGGGTTCAAAGGAGTTCCCTAGCTTGCTTGAGTGCATAGAGAACTACCACCAAGCGGAAACGGCAGGGGGGATGATGACTAGCTTAGAACCCGTGCATGATGACTACTCTCATGGATGCGATGCGCTACGGACGTTCGCGGAGGGGTGGCAGCGGGGGATGATCTCACGCACCGTGGGGCGCGCAGTAGCTAGCTTTGGGGGCAACTATGCTGATGAAGATGAAGAACCGACTAAATCACGACTAGCAGGGGGGTTGAAATGGAGGAAGTAAGCACGTTGAAAGCGTTAAAGGGTGATACACCATTCTCCACCATGTTGATGATGATGGATGCAGGGGGGTTGAGCCAATGGTTATGGGCATACATTGATGCTTGCTCCCGTTGGGGGGTGTTCCATTGCGATGTGGACTACTGTTTGCTAGCTAGACCAGTGGACTCAAGCACCCACATAGATGCCCTTAACGCATTAGCTGACATCGAGTGGGAGAAGGACTTACCATTGTGGCAGTTTGCCCGTAAAAAAGATGCATGGCACGTCATCTTCGCGGCAGGGGACATAAAAAAAATTTTTGAGCTTGCGTTACCCCCACTACCCAAGCTAATTTGGCAACGCAACGGGAGAAACCCCATTAAAGTTCACAATTTCCAACAAATAAAAGAACAAATCTATGTCATCCGCACCAAAGACACTAAAGACACCACCATCTACCCAAGTTGTTGAGGTGGATGCAATAGCTAAGAAGCAAGCAGAGCTTGAGCGCAGACGCAAAAACAGTTTCTATTCCAGCTACCGTGGTTCGGGTGCATCCAGCACGACCCTTGCCGTAGGTGATCAAACACTTGGGTAACTCTAGCTAACAAATAATTTTTCCCCATCAACAATCCTATGCCAATCGACGTAACAACTGAGCTACTACTATGCCAAACAGGGGAGTCTGAGCGTTCCGCTATGGACTCATGGTGGCAGTCGATCAAAGATGTGTGCGTCCCGAAAGATGCATACATCACACGGCAACGGGGGGGTTCACCTACACAGGACTATGACCGCATCCATGACACTACCATCGTTGAGAGTGCAGAGGGTCTAGCTAACATGATGACTGCCCAGCTTACCCCCGCTGGTGAGCAGTGGCTAGCCTATAAACCTACTTATGACTTTACCAATGATGAACAAGTAGTTGAGTGGTATGCAGAGTGTTCTGCACGGGTGCTTCACCTACTGAACCAATCAAACTTTCAGATTGTGCAGTCCGATCTCAACACTGAGCGCGCGACAGTTGGCACGGGCATGTTTATGGCATACGAGACAGGCAACAAGTATGCACCTTTTCGATTCAAATATGCCCACGTTGGCACTTACACTTTTGAAGAAGACCTTGACGGCAGAGCAGATGAAATTCGACGTAAGTTTGAAGCTACTGCTGCCCAGCTTATGCGTGAGTTTCCTGATGCAGCGTTTGGTGCTAAGGTTCTCAATGCGTATGCTGATCAGACCAAACGCCACACACAAAAATTTACCATCTGGCACGTAGTAAAACCTCGCGTTGAGCGGGACAAAACCAAGATGGAGAACACTAACATGCCCTACGCTGAGTTCTACATCTGCGTTGAGGATAGAAACGTCATCAATGAAGGTGGGCAGCATGAGTTTTGTGCAGTTGTGTCCCGCTTCCAATCGGGCATGGATGGTTCTAAGTGGGGCATTTCCCCTGCTTACAAAGCGATGCCAGCAGCAGCACAAGTTAATTTCCTCCAAGAACAACTGGACGTTCTGTTAGACATTCAAATCAACCCCCGTGTCATCGCAGAAGCGGGTATGGTGGGTGAGATTGACATGCGCGCAGGGCAGAAGACTCTGGTTCGTGCAGGGGGCATGTCGGGTTCTGGTGGGGTTGGTGTGCGCGAGTGGCTAACAGGGGGCAACTACCCTCTCGGTAAAGACCGCATAGCTGACAAACAATCCCAGATTCGCAAATTATTTTACCATGGGCTATGGGCAGACCTAGCTAGGGTTGAGAAGGAGATGACGGCAGAAGAAGTTCGCGCCATCCGTGATCAATCAGAGATGCTTTTCGTAGGTGTCAACGCACGGTTTGAATCTGACATGAAACCCATTTTGGCACGTAGGCTTTTTGGTATCTGTCTCCGCGCAGGGGTATTTCCCCCCATTCCGCCCCAGCTAGCTAAAGCATCTTCGGACGGGTGGGACATCCCTGACCCAGAAGTTACTTTCCAAACAAATCTTTCCCGTGTGCTACAGCGCAAAGCAGTGGAGAACAGTGATATGTTCCTCACCCGCCTTGAGAAGATTGCACAATACAACCCTGACATCCTTGATGAATTTGATCTTGCGGTTCATGCCAGAGAGTTGTGCCGCGCATTTGGATTCAAAGCACCATTCATGCGTTCGGAGCAAGATGTAGCTGAGATCATAACCAAACGGATTGAAGCGCAGCAACAAGCGATGCAGCAACAACAAGCTACCCAGATGGCAGAAACCGCAGCAAAGTTTAGCCCAGCTATTCAAAGCAAGATGACAGAGCAAGCAATGTCTCAACAACCACAAATGTAACCAGACAGCATTATGAGTGATGACAACCTAACACCAGAGGAAAAAGAAAGACAGAACCAACGCGCAAAACGTGAACGGGTTCGCAGATTATTTTCAACCGTTGTAGAGATTCGCCATGATGCAGTTGAGGTTCTCAAGGAGACTTGGGACTACAACAAACCATCTTTCCGTGTAGAGGAATTAGCTAACTTTCCCCATGCGAACTGCTGTATAATGGCAGCACGTCGAGATGCACAAAAAGAAATCATTGATTGGCTTTTAGCTATCTAACAATTTTTTAATCCAGAGAATAATATGAGTAATTACGCAGCAAAAAATGTCGGTGGGAAGTTTGAAATTTCCCGTGGTGAAGATCATGTAGCTACCTATGACCCAGTGGAGGAAAGTCTCACTTGGGTAAAGGATGACTACAAAAAATATCAAAACCATGTGACTCGCGTGGTTAAAAATTTAGACAATGTGCCAGAGGATAAGACTGATGATGCGCCCCCAGTTGAGAAGACTGATGATGCGCCCCCAGTTGAGAAGACTGATGATGCGCCCCCACCAGAGTTGTCAGTAGCCCAGCTAAAGAACTTAATTAAATCCCTCCAAATGGAGATTGCTACATTGCGTGACACTATCGCCAAACAAAACAAAACTCCGTCACGGGAGAAAGAACCCGAACGGTTCTCTGATAAAATTGATCTCTCTAAAGCACCACTGCAAGACCCCAACTTGGGTGACCTGACCCCTGCTTTTATCGAATGGGCAAGACAAAATATGCCCAAAGAAATCTTTGTCAAACGCTACAAAAATCGTGGTGTTGACTTGAGCTAAACTAACCAACAACAAACTACTACAATTATAGTATATGAAACGAAACCAGATGTTATTTAATCAAGCTATTGTTGAACCCCCAGCAGGGGGCGCGGCAGCACCAGCACCAGCGGTAACACCCCCAGCAGGGGGCGCGGCAGCACCAGCACCAGCGGCGGGGGGAAATGAAATTCCTTTCTCTCAGTATGTGAACGCAGATTTGACTTTTGCTCAAGGGTATCAAGACCACTTGGGCGAACATGCTAAGGGTCTGAACTTCACAAACCTCCCTGATGTCTTCAAGTCGGTGAAGGAGGGAACTGCTACTATTACACGTCTCAACCAAGAACGTGCTGACCTAGCTAAAAAGCTACAAGAAGCGGGGGTTGCCACACTACCAGCGGATGAAGCAGCATACAAAGCAGCAATCAAACTACCAGATGCCCTACCAGAAGGTGTTGTTGTCCCTGATAACCTTGTTGCTCAAGTAGCTAAGTATGCGTTAGAGAATAAAATCTCACCAGAGATCACTAACAAGTTCATTGCTTTTCAAATTGAGCAAGCGGCAAATGAAGTAAAGACATTTGCTGATATGCGCTTTGCAGCAGTTGAGGAAGCTAAGGGAAAAATCTCACAGATCGTTGGCGCGCAAAACTATGATACTACCATAGCTAATGCAAAAGCCGCGCATGACATGTTGGGTTTGAACCTTTCGGCTGAAGACTTAATTCAGAACGTCAACTTGGTCACTTCCCTAGCTAAACTTCATCAGAAGATTGAACCCTCAACTATGAAAGCTATCGGTTTGGGGGCAGCAGGGGCATCTGCGGAAAGCAAACTCAGTCAGGCACAGGACATTCTGAACAACCCTCAGAATCCCCACAATGCTGCATTTTATGATAACTCCCATGCAAATCATAAAGCCGCGCAAGACCAATACAACCGTCTCATTTTAGAGTCAGCGCAGTAACTAAACACTCTTGCTGTTGTTTGTCTGGGTTTTCCAACAGCACGGATAATACCCCCACCGAAATAATTTTTGGTGGGGGTTAATTATTTTTGTTGACATCTAGCTAGATAGCTGATTTTATTCCCCCGTTCGGTGTGTTCTGCACACTAAATAAATTTTTCTCTAACGAATCTTTTTGGTTCATGTGGATAATCTCACTTGTGAGAACCCACCATGGGTGACAAGACAAATCGGAAAAAGAAAATTATCTAACAAATCGTTTATCTTAACTCCAACTTATCACAAATAATATGTCTCCACATGAACATGCCCGTATCTCATACGGTGAACAGTGGAAAGCTCTGCTTTCCAAAAAACACAACGTCATCAAAAATTATGTAACCTTCAAGCCTGATTGCGCTGGACGTTATGCAACTATTGAACAAATTGGTATCCTCAATCTTGAGGAAAAAACTGCACGTCACGAAAACTCCCCTGCCGTTGAGCTTGATTCTGCTCGACGCTTCCTCTTTCCACGTTCTTTCAATAAGAAAGTGAAGTTTGACGAAGATGACGGTTGGAAACTTGACAAAATTGGTGTTCCTATGCCGCAAGCCGCAATGCGTTTAATGCAAGCGGGTGAGCGCAAAATGGAAGAAATCATGTTTGCAGGTATGCTTGACACTGCCACTGTTGGTAACGGCGCGGAGGAAGCTATGACCACGGTTTCCCTTGGTGCAAGCCAAACGGTAGCTGTAAACTTCACTGGTTCAAACACTGGTCTAACCTCGGCAAAAATCATGGAAGCAGTACGCATTTTCATGGACAATGATGCATGGGGTCAAGATTCAGTGCTTGAGGGTGCTGACATGCTTTGCCTTGCTGCTTCTCCAAAGTCGCTTCTCAACCTCTGGAAAGAGTCGGTCATCACAAGTTCGGACTTCCGTTCGTTCGCTGGTGGCAAGCCTTTCGACACTGGTGTTTTGGAATCCTTCTTTGGCGTTAAGCTGATGGTTACCACTGGGTTAGCTAGCCGTAAGACTGGCAACATTCAGGACATCCCGATGTGGCTCAAGTCCAAAGTTACCTACGGTGACTGGGCAAAAGCTGAGACGGATGTTTGGAAAGACCGTGACACTGGTGGTGATCGCATCCGCTTCAAATTCACTGGGGGTGCAACCCGTGAAGAAGAAAAAGGTGTAGTCATTATCAAAGCTGACGAATCTGTATAATCTCCATACGTGTTAATTTGGGGGAGGTAGCTAAGGTTTAATTACCTCCCCCATTTGGCACACAACCAACCAATTAAAATTTTAACTTACTAATTATATGGCTAACTTCAAATCTGATACTCTAACCGCTCAAGAAACTGCTGCTGCTAAAGCTGGTAGTCTTATTGCTGATGCTGCCCTTATTTCGGGTGGCATCCGTTTTCTTCAAGGTAAGCTAACTGTTCCCGCTGGAACTGCTATTGCTGATACTTTTGAAATCGTAAAAGTCCCTGCTGGTGCTACAATTATCCCTGCCCTTTCGTCCATCGTGGGCGCAACAGCGGGAGCATCAACTACACTTGCAATCGGGTTCACTGGTGAAACTTCTGCTATTAGCTCTGCCGTTGCGGTATCTACTGCGGGAATTAAGCACCTCACTGCTAGCAATGTAGGGTTTTATGTAAACACCACACGTCGTTCACTTGTAGCTACCCTCGCTGGTGCTGCTATGACTGCTGCGGTAGTGTTGTATTTCAATATCGCCTACACTGTAGCTGAGTAATTCCTACACCCTAAAAAATAACCGTAAAGGGTTGGGATTTGGCTTGCCTATCCCAACCCTTTATTATTTAATATCCACATGAGTCCAGTAGATGTATGTAATTTAGCTTTGTCCCACATCGGAGATCGTAGAATCACCCGTTTGGATGAAGAAGCACAAATGAATGACCCGCTAGCTAGCTATTGTGCTTTGTTCTATGAGCAAGCTAAAAATGAGGTTCTTGCCGCACACCGATGGACATTCGCCAAACGTGCCACCCCGTTAGCTAGACGTGTCAATGAAACCCCATTTGGTAACTTTCAATATATTCATGCATTGCCTGTAGATTGCTTGCGCGTCTTAGATTTAATCCTTGGTGAAATCCCCAGTGTGACAATAGAAGACCCCACCCCTACTGCGGTCTATGGTTCAACTAAGGTAGATGGGTTTGCTATTATCGGGCGTGATGTATGGTCTAACGAATTATACCTTGGACTATACTACATTTCCAAAAGTGAAGACCCTACAACGTGGACACCTCATTTTACTGCGGCAGTAAGTCGCTTGCTTGCTCACTACTTGTGTGGGGCAATAGCTGACAACTCTCGCATGGGGAATAACTTCCTTGAAATCTATGAACGTGTTGCACTTCCGAACGCTCAATTTTACGATGCAGTGCAAGATCAATCAGGGGAAAACTACCATGATCAACGTGGGGGCAGTCCCACCTTGCTAGCTAGATACCAGTCTAGCAGAAACCCAAATTATTTTGAGGACTAACACAAAACACCTATATGGAAACTACTAAAATCTCACTCAACTCAGGGGAATTATCTGATGAACTTTTTGGGCGCATCGACCTACAGAAAGTTCAGATGGGTTGTGAGACTGCTGAAAACGTCCGTATTCTGCGCGCGGGAGGTATGACAAGACGTGCTGGATTTTTGCACTCTTACCCCACCATTGACCAAGATAAACTTTCAAGACTTCAAGGGTTTAACTTCATCAATGATAATTTCGTTTTGGAGTTCGGTGACTATAATATGCGGGTATTCCATCAAGGGGGGTGCTTACTTGATGTTGGTGATAATCCTTATACCTTTGTAACCCCATGGAGTTCTGATCAAGTATTTGGACTACATTTTGCTCAACGGGGTGATACCGTTGTTGTGACACACCCAGACGTTGAACCACATTTAGTGCGGTATGATAGCGCAGCAGGGAATTTATCTGCTTGGCAAGTTGTTCCTTTTAATTGGCAAGAACGCATCTGGCAAACTCTTGAGGATGCCCCCCTTGGCACTCAGCTTTCCGTTTCTGCCCTTTCTGGCACTGTCACTGTCACTTCTTCCGAAAGTATCTTTGACTCGTCGTGGGTGGGCAGTAGAATCCGTTTGGGGCATGTTCGACCACAGACACCAAAAAATGTCAAGACTGCTACTTTTATCGCAGTGGGCTACTCAACCCTAAACCTTTCTGGTGGTAACTACTTGGCAGGGGCGATAGTTACACTTTCCACTGGGTATTCTCGCACTTTAGGAAAATATGCGGGTGTGACCCCAGTAGCTAACCGTCAGTATTTCACTCTGCTACAAAACTATAACTTTGCTACTGACTATGTTAGTGGCAACAATGACCCAGACCAATACCCTGCATTTTTTATGCAAGGAGCAGTGTTGATTTCCCCCGTGGAGGTTGATGACCAATGGGAGTTTGAAACATTCGATGTATGGCGCGGCATTTATGCGATTGAACGTAGCTATGATGGAGGTGCTAACTATTCTCCTGTTAGAGTTCTCATATCAGATAATGACAAAAATTTTCTTGTCAAAGATGTAGAAGACCCTGCGCTTGATGCGTTATACAGAGTAATTGTTTTAGACCTTGCTTCAACAGCGGATTCACGATTAACATTAACAGCATTTGCCAGTTCTTACTACGGTTATGGGTTAGTTACAGCTAGCCCAACCCCTACCACGGTGACAGTCACAACAGAGAAAGAATTTGAATCTACCAACCCCACGACGGATTGGTATGAAGATGCTTTTAACCCTCGTAACGGTTATGCTAACTGTGGGACTTTTCACCAAAGTCGCTTATTTTTTGGGGGAACTAGGCTAAAACCTAACAAAATCTGGAGTAGCAGAACTGCAGCACCGTACGATTTTACATTTACCACGCTAGCTGATGGGGGGTTAGACCTTGAGGTTTCTGCTTCGGAGTTTGAAAACATCTGCTGGATGGTGTCACACTCAGCACTATTAGTGGGAACATCTGCTGGTGTGTGGTCTATCACATCCCCAGAGGGGCAGTCGGTCACCCCTGAAAGCAATGCAATTAACAGACAAGTTCGCAATGGCTCAAAAAAAGGGTTCTCTGCATTACCGCTACAAAATAATGTTCTTTTCCTTCAAAACGCAGGGAGAAAAATAAATGAGTTAGCTAGTAACGAGTATGGGATAGACACCTACATAAGTGTTGATCTTACCCAGCTAGCTAGTCACATCACACGTAATGGGGTAACTCAAATGGCATCGAATCAAACTCCCGATGCCACTCTTTACCTTGTGGTGGGAGGTGAACTTGCTTTGCTAACTTATGAAAGATCACAAAACATTGTGGGATGGACACGCTGGGTCACTGACGGGGAAATAACATCTACTGGGACTTGTCAAGGGAATGAAGGTGCTGTTGGGGGGTATGAAAATGACCTTGTTTACATCGTGGTGAATCGTGATGGCAATCAAGCAATAGAGTTTCTTAGCCCAGATATGATGCGGAAAGAAGAAGACAACAATGTGAATGAGTTGGTTTTTCTCGATGCGTCCAAGTATTTTGAGTTTGTTACACCTTCTGACACCTTAACTGACCTTGATTACCTGAATGGCAGGGAGGTAGAAGTTTTTGCAGATGGTGAACCCATTGGCAGTTACACTGTTTCAGCGGGAACTCTAACACTTCCGAAAGAGGTTTCTTACGCCACTGTCGGGTTGCCTTACACTTCCACTATCAAAACCATGCCGCTAGAGCAAGGGACGATTGGGAGAAAAAGCAACATCTCAGAAGCAACCATTCGTTTCCGTAATTCACTTGGGGGGCAAGTGTCTCAAGACGGGATTAACTGGACAAATGTGGTGAACCCGCAAGGACAAATCCCCAATGGTGAACCTATGCCGCTAGCGTCTGGGGATGTGAAATTAAATATACACTCGACATGGGAACGAAAAGCGGCAATAACAATTCGCCAAACACAACCATTTCCATTGTCTATTTTAGCTATCCGCGCAACTGGACAAATATCTAACTAAACATCTAACTATTTACAAACTATGGTCGCCGTTCCAGCAATCGCTTCTTTTTTAACCACTTATGGCACTGCTATAACTGCCGCTACTGCGGTGGTTTCTACTGGTGCTGCCCTTTACGCGCAAAAAGCATCATCTGTAGCTAGTAAAGCAGAAGCGAAATATCAACAACAGCTACTTCAAAAGAAAGCTAATGCCGAACGTGCAACCCTTAGTGAAAATACAAGACGGCAACTTATCGAACGTCAGCGGCAGTTATCTCAAGTGCGCGTCAACAACGCAGCAAGTGGGTTCGATTCAACAGGCACACAGCTTGCCGTTTTTGGTGAGATTGAATCACGGCTTGATGATCGTATCAATCAAGGAGTTACTCAAGGGTTCAACCAAATTTCTAGCTACTATGACCAACTACGCATGAGTCAGTTTTCCGAAACCCAACGGAAAAAATCTGAACTTCCTAGCTACTTAGCTACGGGCATCAAAGGTGTAACTAGCTTTGCCGCGGATCTAAAATCTGACTATGATCGCTACGGGTCAGATGCTTTTGGTGTCCTAGGATAAAAACAAAATTCTAAAATTATGGCAAGAATACCTTCATACACTCAAGTAGTAACCCCCTTCCAAGGGATAGACATGCCACAAGGGGCATTTAATCGCACTGGGCAAGCAGTGGGGGCATTGATTAGTTCGGTGGGTGGCGCACTCGATACCGTCAAACACTTTGTTGATGAAGCTCAGAACATCCGCAATGATTCAGATGTCCGTGAACGTGCGCGGCAAATGAGAACGCTGCAAGCCAAGTTCAATGAGGAAATAATGTCTAACAAAATTGACCCTGCTCAATGGACAACCGAATGGGAAAAAAGGTTAGCTAGTTTTGAAAGCACCCTCAGTGAAAAGAACGGTATGTCTGTCCCCCCAGTGGTGCTTCGTACCGTTCAAGAACAATTCAAAGAGTTCTCTGGGCAAAGTCTTCTATCCATTAGTGCAAATGCTTTGAAAGAAAACCGTCGGCAAGCTACAGGGTTTCTTGAGCTTGACATCAAAGATGACGTTGGGGTTGAAAATTTTGATGGTGCGATTGAAAAAATTAAACACGGTGTGGCAACTGGGCTTTACACCCAGTTGGACGGTGCTGCTCAAATCCAAGCTATTGAAGGGCAGAAAAAGCAATCCGCGATGGAACAAATCATGCGTGATGACCCACAAGGGTTAATAGATAAACTCGGCGCGGGGGAGTATGATTCAGAGTATTCACCAAACCAACGGGGCGAACTCATGGATAAAGCCCGATCAGAAAAAGTGCGGCGTGAGAAGAACGCTATGGCTAACCTCCAATATGGCATTGCCAGTGGGTATTACAAAAACGAACAGGAACTTGAAAAAGACCTTGAGAATGATTACCCCGACATTTCCCCTGCTTTGCGAAAAGCAGTGTTAGCTAATTTCAGGGGTGTGAAACCCATGAGTTTTGAGGAAAAAAATGCAATTATTGACCCAGTTGTGAATGGGATGAAAAATTTTGCCGATGGAAAAATCAACATGGAAGAATTTGGTAGAATCCATGACAATGCACAATCAATAGTTCTAGCTAATGAAGGACGTGAGGGTTTAGGGGCATTAAAAAGTTTCCTCTATACCGCTGACCCAACTAGCTTGCGTAGCACTGATATAGAGAAAGCACGAGAGCAAATTAAAAAAGCGACTGAAACCCCACGTGCTATCGGAATTGAGCTTATCAAAGATAATTATACCGCTATGAGTGGCATAGCTACTGCGGGTGAAGCATCGGCAGTAGATGAATATGGTTTATCCACGTGGTCGAAAAAAGAACTAGCTACTAAAGTGGGTAATCGGTTAGTTTTTGGCAATCTTTATCGTGCCGCCATGGAACGTGAACTAGATCGTTTTTTGAATCAAGCAGGGGACAAAACCCCCTCTGTAGAGGATGTTAGGATGCACATTGCTAAATCCCAACCAACTGTGTTAAAAAGTGTTTTAGCACGGGTAAAAGAAGCAGCAAAGAAACCCTACACCTATGACACACTTAGCCCTAGTAGCAAAGTCGGGATGACTGCCGCGGAGAAAGCACGAAAAGAAGCGGAGGATAAAGCTAACGCTATCATCAATGGAGTTGATATACTCCCGAACCCTATTGATGGTTCACCAATGATGCTGCCCCCCCCACAATAAGAATACACTCTTGACTTTATGGGGGTGGGTTAGCTAGACTCACCCCCATGACCGATGAAAGTTCAGTTCTTAGCTACGATTTTACTGCAAGCAAAAACCAAATGGAAGCAGATGGGGTTGCCCTCCAACTGCTTGATAAGTTTGAGAAAACCCAAGCTGAGATTGCCCAACAAGATGTTGTTCAGCAGTCAACCACTATTTCAGATATCAGCAAAAATGTGGTCGATATTGTAAATGCCCCTGTCAAAAAAGATAGAACCCTGATGGTTCAGGAGTTACAGGACACAAAAACAAAGCTAGCTGAATACAAAAAGAAAGTCAACCAAACGGGGCATATCCCCTTCGGTTATAGTGAGGAAATTGCTGCCAGAAAAAAAGCTCAATCCGCTGTGAAACTTGCTTCTGGCATGATGAAATGGCACTCTGCGGATGATGCAACATTTGATTCAATGCTAAAAACCAGTGGTGATTTTGAAGAATACACCATCATGAAGGAAAGTACCTTAGCTAATTATTACAATCCACGGGAGGATTTTACTAACAGAAAAGCCATGGAACTCATGGGCTTTTCTGAGCGTGAAATTAGCTCTGGGTTTGCAGAACCCCAACTGCGGGAAGCAATAAAAGCTGGGGAAGAAGAATCAACTTTCGATGCTGTATCACGTTGGGGGCAACACGTTTTAGCAGAAGACAAGCGGCAAAAAGAAGTCGCAGTTGAAGCTAGCAATAACGCGATTTCTTCCTTCATGGGGATGAAGAAAGAAACCCAAAAGCAATTTGAAGACCAACTTGAGGAAAAGTTCTCTAAGCTATCGGACACTGAGAGATTGATAATCCGCAAGGCTAACAACGTGGCACAGCTTGAGATGGAAAAACAAGCGGGACACCTAAAGCCTTTTGTTAGAAAAGCCTTTAACACTATCTCACGTGACAGTGGGACACCTATGGTGTTTGATGATGAACCATACATTGACCTTGAGGAAGCAGCAATGTCGCTAGCTAAATTAGGCAAAGATGATTTTGGGATGGCAGTTACCATGATGGCAGAAACGGCAGCAGCAAATGGGCAAAACATAGATACCGTCATGGGTCGCCTTAGCAATAGTTGGGGACGTGCCACTAAGGGGTTTGCAGATTTAATAGATGCTGGCTATGTGAAATCCAATATGCAAGAAGCAAGAAAACTTCTAGCTAGCAATGAAGATGTGTGGGTGTGGGACACCAACAAAAAAGGAGATCAATACGACACCCTACGTGAACTTTCTGGTGCTTCCCCACTGGGGCGGGGCAAGTATTCCCCCACTGAGTATCAAGAAGCAGATTGGTTGCCCACCGTTGGGGACGGTAATTTTAAGAAGCGCAAGCTAACACCAGAAGAAAGAAAAAACCTACTTGGGGTGACTGATAAAATGGAACTTGCTGCCGCTTATGGGACACAGCTTAACCAATGGCGCGAGGTAGTAGCTAAGGTGAAGACCACCAAGAATTTTTGGGGCAAATGGAATCCTGAAAACTGGGCTTACTACACGATAGATTCACTACCCGAAATGGCATTGTCCATGAGCAACCTAACACTACCTCTAGTGTATGCTGCACAAACGGAACGTAACCTAGCTGACCTACGCGCACAAGCACCCGAAGCCGATTGGGAGAAACTCAACAGTGGGGCGCAAGTTGCAGCATTGGCTTACACTGCGCTATCTAAAGTTCAAGCTGAGTTGCTGTTCAAGAACATGCCCAAAGCAAAGTCCTTCATAGGGAAATTTGTTTCTACCCTTGCGTTAGAAACTGTGACTGAGTTTGCCCAAGATGGGATGATGCCAGTGACGCAAAAAATCTATGCTGCCATTGACGAAGACATGCCTGATGTGAACCTTTTTGGGAAAGATGGCAGATTAAATGAGTTGATCATGAACTCACCCGAAGTTGCATTTGGTATGATACCCCTTGTGTTGGTTGGTATGGGTGGCAAGTCGGTAGGTAATTATTTGGATAGACGTGCGCTCAATAGCAACCTAGCTAACCCCGAATTATTAGCCGCACTTGGTCTTGCCCCAGAGGACATAGAACAAATGAGTGAAATGGCACTTGATGAAAAAATGAGTTTTGTTGAAAGTTTTGTTAAGGAGCATGGGTTCACCAGAATTTCTAACCCTGCTGACCAAGAAAGCATAGCTACAAGTAGTTCGTCTAAATCAGACGCATCTATCGCACGGTTGAGCAGTGTGTTAAATTTCAACATGGGGGAGGACGTGGACACCCAAAACACATCTAGCAGCATTGCTAGCAACCCAGCAGTGATGGGTGAAACTTCATCCACTAATGGTGTTAGCACCCCTGTTGTAATGGGTGAGACTTCTTCTAACATCAATGCCCCAAGTGCTGCCCCGAATACTAGCTCCAACGTGGCAAGCGCACCAACTACTACAAACGTAGTAAATGTGTCCCCAGTAGAAAACCTCCATGCATGGGTGGGCAAAGCTAGTAATGATACTCGCAACATTGTTTTTACTAACCCTGATACCAATGTGCAAGAAACAATGGAAACGGTTTTATCTCAAATGGAGAGAATTGATTCTGAGGAACAATTAGATAGCTACATTGATTGGTTGGAACAACTACCCGATCAAACCCCCGAACTAGCTAGTGCAATCGCTGACATTAGAAAATCATTTGTTGCTACACAGCAAGCCGCCCCCGCCAACGGGCGAACCCAAAATTCAGGGGACACAACTAAACTTGGTGGGCAAAAAACCAGCAAGAAACTAGGGGACACCCCAGCACCTATGGGGGTAGCACCGAACGTGAAATTCGTAGCTACCCCAGATGGGAAAATTGTAGTAACTAATGGAGAAAAATCTGTTACCACCAGTGGGGCGGCAGAAGCGGCAGAAGTGGCACTGTCAATGAACCCCGAAGGTTGGGCTACTACCGACACGATTGACTACAAAGGCGCACCACGGACGCTACAGGAAGCAACCACAGAGAGTTTCCTTGCGGGTGCAGTGCTAGACAACCCTGCCGCGTACGGTCATAAGATTGGGGCGCAACCTATCCGATGGACATTGGAGGTGGAAAACGTGGGCAACGTCCGTAGAGCTGTAGCACACCCAGAACTTACTAAAGCAGCAATAGATATTCTCAAAGCGATTGGTAGCACTACTGCTATCCGCTTTGGCAAAAAGAAAGTTGGAAAGAACGCAAATGGTTCTTATTGGCTAGCCGCGCGTATCATCCGTGTGCGCCGAAACGGTGGAGTAACAACCGTGTTTCACGAAGTCGGTCATGCTATTGAAGACCAATTTTTAGAAGGTTCGATTGGGGATGACAAGTGGGTTAAGATTCGCAAAATCTCTAACACAATGCGCGGTGAGTTAGCACACTTGGGAACTGCCCTTTATGGCAATGCTGCCCCAGCTAACACCCTGCTATCAGAGGGTTTTGCAGAATATACCCGTATGTTGCTTGAAGGAGTTCACGACATGGCAGACATAGCCCCCGCCACCCATGCGTGGTTCACTACAAATGTGTTAGATGCAAACCCCAAAGTAGCTAAGGCTTATGCCAAGTTGCAAAAGCTATCGAAAGACTATGCATTGCAAGGTGCATTAAACCGTGGTTACGCTGGCATAGTTGGGAAACCCAACGCGGCACAAGTAGCAGCATTAAATTTTTCTAGCTTTGTGGAAACTCTAGCTAGCAAATATGTTGATGCTTTATACCCGCTCAAGGATATTACCCAAGAAGCGATCAGCAAATACAGAGGGCGGGGGAAATTAAGTGTTGATCCTTTCGCAACAGCAACCCAGTTGGCAGCAACGCATGATGCAGTTGTCAAAGGGATGGTTGAAAATGAACACCGCGACTGGGTGGGAAATGGGTTTGGTAAAAAATCCTCCTTAAAATATATCCTAGCTAACTTCAATACCAAGCAAAGACGGAAAGATTTGTCCATTTATTTATGGGCTAGAAGAACCCTAGCTATTGCAGCGTGGCGTAAAGATAAATATGGCAATATGGTGTCACGGGAATCGGGTTTATCCCTTAATGATGCTAACCACATTATCAAAGAACTAGGGACACCAGAGTTTGAATCAACTGCCCAAAAAATCTATGAATGGAATGATCGGGTTCTGCAATATGCAGCGGATTCTAGTGCTGATTATGCAGAGGTAGTTGCACGTATTCGCAAGCATGATGCTGGTGACTACATCCCGCTATTCCGTGAATTTGAAGCTATAGCTAACGACTACTCAAACAGACCCCCAAACGCTTTGGGTGGCGCACTGGTAAAACATTTAGTTGGTTCTTCTCGTCGTATTCAAGACCCGTTTGAAAGTATGATTCACAATGCACGTGGCATTGTTCTACGTGCTAACCAACGCGCAGTGGTAGAGCAACTTCTCACCCTTGTTAAGCATGTCCCAGACTTGAGCAATGTCATATTTGAAGTTGAAATTGATAAAATCCCTGATGCACATAGATCAGTTGTTGATTTACTTGATGCAATAACAAAAGAAATTGAGGATGGTGATTCGCTTGATGCGCTTGAGGATGCGAAAGAAAAAATAGCTAGGGCAGATGAAGGTGACAAACTTATCACTTTTTGGGGTGAAGCATACATGCCCACAAAGAAAACAGAGAATCCCATTATTCCCATATTCTTTGAAGGCAAGAGACGTTGGTTTGAGGTGAACCGCACTGCTTATAATGCTATCATGGGCATGGAAACATTCAGGGTTGATTCTGCTTTGTTCAACTGGATTATCGCAAAACCCAACCAACTTTTCAAACTGGGAACAACTGGGTATCGTGCAAGTTTCGCTATGGCAACAAACCCAGCTAGGGACTTTTCCACCCTCTACTATAACACCCGTTCAGAAGCTAGCTTTTGGCGCATTGCTATTACATGGGCAGACACCATGAAAACAAACCTCATTGCTGGTTTATCTGGTAACACCTTTATGAATGATGAATGGAGACAACTCTATCATCGTTTGGGGTTGGAGATGGCATCATCACTAGGTGCAGATTTGAACCACACGAAAGACGCAGCAGACCGTTTATTTCACGGGAAAATTACCCGTTTAAGACACCCTAACGAACTTCTAAACTACATCCGTGGTGTGTTTCAATATGCGGAATCAGCTACCCGTATTACTGAAATGAAATTGCTAGCTAGGGAAATTGGGTGGAATCCTAAGACCGATGCTTTAACCCCAGAAATTGCACAGAAATTGATGGTCGCTGCCAAAGAAGTCACAACTAATTTTAGTGCCGCTGGGTCTAACATGCGATTGTTAAATCAAATCATGCCTTTCTCAAATGCACAGATTCAAGGGATTCGTTCTCACTATGATGCGTTTCACAGAAACAAGCTAACTTTTGGTTTGAAAATGCTTGTGAAAGCAGGGATAGCAGCAAGCCTTTGGTATTCGTATAAGGATGAAGAATGGTGGATTCAAATGCCTGCTTCTGAAAAGTATCGCTTCACTTACATCCCTGTTTCTATCCCAATGCCAGATGGTTCTACCCGTGAAGAACTCCTACGCATCCCACGGGCGTTTGAGATGGATGGTCTAGCTATGGCTATGCCTATGGCACTTCTCGATTCGTTGCACCAAAATGACCCCGAAGCGGCAAAAGAAATGGCACTTATGATGATGGGTAGTTTGTTACCCACCACCCTTCCAGTAGCGGTAGCAATACCCTATGAACTTGGGGCTAACGAAGACACCTTCTTTGATCGTAAAATTATCCCTGCTGATGAAGAAAGATTGTCGGTAGATGGGTTTAGGAAGTTGCAATATGGCAGTCACAACACCAAGCTATCTATCAAGCTGGGGGAAATGTTTCATGTGTCCCCACGTGAGATTGATCATGTTATCAGAAAGTCGCTAGGTGGGGCAGGCATGGATGCTGTTGCCCTCTTTGGTCGTGGTTCTACACCCGTTGAGGAAACAGAATTTAACTTCTCTGACATCCCAGTTGTAGGGACTTTCTTTTCCCCAATGGGGCGTGGTTCTTTTGCCCCTAAATCGGTCACTGAACTCTATGAGTACAAATCTGCTGCGGAAGCAAATCTAGCTGCGGGGAACATCACAGGTGACAAGGAAACCCTGAACGAACGGCAAGCACGTTTGATGCTGAAAGATGCGGCAGCAACCCTTGGTATTTTGAATGAAGTTTCCAAGCTAAAGCTCAAGGTAAATGAGAAACGGGAGATCGACAAAATGAAGGTTACTGTTGCAAAAGAAGCAGTGGAAGCGTATGAAAACCATGTTACCCCAGCTACCCGTGCGAAAGTTAAAAAATACAATTTGGAAGCAACCCGACTGCAAAACATGTCGTTGAAGGAAACTGCCCAACGCGCAAAAGAAAAATTGGAGGAAGAAAATAATTAAATATCCTCCTTGCCATCAGCTAGCTAGCTAGCTAAACTACTCGCACCATGCCATCCACAATCACAACGGATAAAGTTTTTGAAGCATATATAGGGAACAACTCTACCGTAGTCCCCTACCCCATTACGCTACAGTGGTTGGATGATGAAGACCTACATCTATTTATTGACGGGGTTGAGACGGGAAACTTTATTGTTACCCCATCTGGTTTTTTAACCACCACTGCGGTCGCGGTTGATAAGTCGGTTATCCTATATCGGAGAACCCCAAAAACCCAGATTGGGGCATTTCCTAACAACACTACTCCATCCGCGATTGACATACGGGCAGCACTTAACAAGCTGACTTTGATTGCACAGGAATTGGAATACATCGACGGGGGCAAGCCACTTTCATTCCCATTAGGGGAGGATGTAGATTTTGCAACCGCACTGCCGATAGCTAGCGAACGATTGGGGAAAACCTTTTTCTTTGATGATGTCACAGGGGAAATGTTATTGATAACCCCTGCCCAGCTAGCACTCACAGTTGACCCATCCTTTGAAGCGTTGGTTGATTCAAAAGCAGATGTGTCCTATGTCGATTCAGAAGTTGGTGCAGTTGATGCTGCCCTTACTGCCCACATTGGCGTTTACACTGCTGCTATTGCAACCAAAGCGTCTTTGACGGGGGTAGAAACCCTAACAAATAAACGCATCACAAAGCGCACTTTAACCGTAGCTTCTTCTGCTACCCCTACAGTGAACACTGATAGCTATGATGCAGTCACCATTACCGCACTAGCCGCGAACATCACATCAATGACAAGTGGGTTGACAGGGACACCTAACAACTTTGACGAACTCATTTACCGCATCAAAGATAACGGCACTGCACGGACTATTTCATGGGGTGCTAGCTTTGAATCTGTTGGTGAAATTCTACCCACTACGACAGCGGTATCAAAAGTGCTAGTTGTCCGTTTGGTCTATAACTCTGTAACCTCTAAATGGGGTTGCGCTTTGGTGTCTAAGGAAAGTCAGTCACGTGAGATTGTTCTAGCTACTGCCCAGAATACCACATCTGGAACAGAGTTTTCTTTCGCTAGCATCCCAGCGGGGGTTAAACAAGTTACCATCATGTTTGATGGGGTTACTCTTTCTTTTACGGATAACTTTTTAATCCAGATCGGTGATGGGGGTGTGGTAGCTACAACGGGTTATGTATCTCTATCAGGGTCACGGTCTACTGAATCTACAAGCACTTCGGGGTTTGTGGTCTTTAGTGCTTCTACTGCTGCATGTTCAGGAGTTCTGACCCTCACCCGCCTTGAGAACAACACATGGGTTTCTTCTCATTCAATGGCACGTGGCACAGCTACTTTTGCTGTAGGTGGTGGCACAAAAACCCTATCAGGGGAACTTGATACGGTGAAGCTAACTCGATCTGGCACAAATACCTTCACAGCAGGGAAAGTGAATATATCTTATCAGTTCTAAAATTAAGCCTTGCCTAGCTAGCTAATTCAATTTATCAATCGTTTCTACTTTTAACTCCACCAAATAAAAAATAAATCATGAGTGCGCTTCCTAATCCTCCTATTCTAACAACTAATGGGGACTACGATTTCCCTACTACTCTCGGTGCTGAACACATGCTTATCACCACTGGCGTTTTTAGCGGTGCAACACTGACGTTAAAAACCCGCATGGACGCTGGTAATACATTCAACGCAGTAAGTGGTGGTGCTTGGACTGCACCTTTTGAAGCAGACTTCCGCGCCCCATCTATCATCTGCCGTGTGTCCGTGAGTGGTGCTACTGGTAGCACTAGTATCAAAGTAGCTATTGTTAAACACCTAGTTCAAACAAAATGAGCATCCTATCTAAAAAAACTGCTAGTGCTATTGAATCATCTGACAATAGTAAAGTTGTCGTTAAAAATGGTGGTGAATACTGGTTTTACAATGCCGCTGGTTTTGTAACATACGTTATTGCAAACCGTTCACCGACAATATATGATGATATATCACTTGGTTTTTCAGTTGCATCTTTTTTTCCTAAGTGGTTTGATACATCACAGTCAGTCCATGCGGTTTTGTATTGTAGTGATAGCACAGTGAATAGTGCTGCTTGGACTCAATACGCAGATGCAGATTATGTCTATAGTGAGTATCTTAATCTTTATAATAATGTTGGAAATTTTAACAACGCAGGGCAAATCACGGTGAACTCTGGTGGTTTAGTTATTGGTAGTGAACATACTGCTGCTAGTAATTATAACTCACTTACAATTACGCCCACTACCAATTCTAAATCGTACTATTACCACATTGGAAGCGGCACTGCGGTAGTAATTATTGATCTTGATACTAATGGATTTTCTACCAGTGTGGGTTCAGTATTCTATCTAACTTGTGACAATACAGCAGGTATTTCTTTGCTTACTTGGATAACAACGGCAGGAAATTTTGCTGGTTCAGCCCCAGCGGGTCTATCTGCGGGGCAAACAGTAGAAGTCACGGTCATTGCTAATTCAACATTAGTCTTTCGAGTTTACTAATTTTTAACATTTCAAACAAATAAAATTATATGTCATTAAATATCAAAAACGAAACTACAAATCCTGTGCTACCGAAACCACAGGCAATCGGCGCATTGAAACAACGCATTGACATGTTAGGGCAAAAGACCTATCGAGAACTTTGCACGTCTCAGAAAGGCGCAATGAATGAAATCTGGCACAATCCATCACTGACTCCACAAGAAGCAGTCGATGTATTTGGCAAAGGTGCAGTATCTATGTTTTCTGCACACGGCAAGCTAACCAAGCTGATCGTGGACATTGCTACAGAAGCAAAGATCACACCAGACATTCTAGTGCCTACCCATGAGTTTACAGCAAACCCTGACGGCACAGTGACCATTGGCGCGAAACTGTAGGGTTGTGGTTTCTCCCCCTGCCTAATTAGCTAGCTCTACTTTGTAATTTATCACCCCCTTATGGATTCACCAGTTGGGCTAGAAGCAGAATGAATTTTATGATTGAAGAACACAGTGCAACTTATAATATAGTTAATGGTTTAATAGGAATTGCTGCATCTTCATTGGGCGTTATCACACAATTCCAAGAACAATTAGACTGGGCGTTAAAAACGTCTTCGACAATGCTGCTGATTTGCGTTTCCATCGTCACCCTCTGCAACCTATTGAAGAAAAAGAAATGAATCAAAAGCAATCTAGTGCAAGGTTATCCCTATACATTCTTATCGCAATGGGAACAAGTGCCAGTGCGGGATTGGCAACCGTCAATTTCACCGATTGGCGCGAGACTGTATCATTCATGCTTTCCGTGGCAATGACAGGATTAATAACAGCACGAAGCTACATTGACCAGACACCAAGTAGGATTGACCAATAATTTATGCCTGAATTCCACTACAGAAAATTGCTGCCAGTCAGCGAGGGTAAAAGAACATATCGCTATGTAACGACTGCTGTAAATTCTCATAAGCTAAGGGGCAGACTAGCTAGACACCCAGATGCTAATTTCTATTCATCCGATGGCAAGCTACGCGCATGGATTCGCAAAGGACATCTTTATGCCAGTGAGGACTACGCATGGAATGGTTCTTCACCGAAGCGTTACATCGGCACTGACCGTGTTGGGTTCTGGCTAGGCACACCCGACTTTGCAAAATCTCGACGGGGTTCTTTTTTCCATGACATCCTATTCCAGTTCGCAGAAGTGGGGCAGTGGGACATGTTCGACTGCAACTATCAATTCCTCTGCATCATGGAGGATGATGGGTTTGAGCTAGCTAACCAATACTTTGAAGCTGTGGAAATGTTCGGGCAGAAGTTCTATGGACATGATAAACAAGGTGTAAGAATGACATTATTATGAAAGCAAGATTCTCAATTTTCTCAGCTTTGGTGCTGGTCGTTATGTGCTTCCTCAACGGTTGCGGGGTAGTCTATGAAGGTAAGTATGGTGAATACACCCTCACACCAACTGGCACGGTAGTAATCAAACCGAAGTATGCCCAGCAACCAACAAGCGACAAAGACTAACCAAATAAAAATATGATAACTATAGCAGATGCATTAGTAGCTACAGCACTCACTAAACTAGGTGTAAAAGAAAGTGGTGGTAACAATAAAGGTAAAGCACTACAACCATTCTTTGATGCTGATAGCTATGACCCCAATGGGGGCGCAGCAGGGGATGATGGTTATGCGTGGTGTGCTTCCTTTGTCTGCTGGGTTTTTCTGGTTGTGCTAGCTGGGCGAAAAATTACTTTCAAACGTCCCACTACTGCCAGTGCGTTTGGGTTTATTGATTGGTCACTAGCTCAGGATGCCAGCACAAACACAATGATGAACCCGTCAACGTGGGACATTAAAAAAGGTGATCTTGTGATTTTTAAGTTCTCCCACATTGGCATTGCTTTAGCTGACGCAGCAGATGGAAAAGTTCAAACCATAGATGGTAATACTAATGCTGCTGGCTCAAGGGAAGGTAACGTAGTGGCTAAGAAGACCCGCTTAGTTTCGCAAGTCAAAGCACGTATTCGCATCCGTGGGTGATCATCGCGCACGTTGCAGGGTTTTAATCTTGTTGGCTAGGTGCTTCATGAATCCCCCCTGTGTTTCTAGTTTTGACTCTAGGACTGCTACAACCGCATCATCCAGCGTTCCCTCTACGAGTAAGCGGAATATCTGCGTCTCGTTGTCCTGACCCGTTCTAGCTAGCCTAGCGTTGGTCTGGTCATATTCCTCACTTGAGTAGGGGGGTGTAACCCAACAAATCCTACTGCCCCCACTCTGCATGTTCAACCCATGCGACATGGATAGGGGGTGTGCAACCATCATGGGGATTTTCCCAGCGTTCCAACTAGCTAGCAAATCAGAGTGAAATGCTTTTGCTTCTGGAATAGCTTTCAAAATCCTATCACGTTCATGCTTGAATCGGATGATTACCAGCATGGGTTTTTTACCCTGCTCATTGAATAGCTTTTTCAACGCATCAACTTTTGCATCGTGGATATGAGTGACCACATTGGTTTCCCCAACGGCAAGTATATCATCCTCGTTGGTGGCATAGACCGCACCACTTAGGACTTGCTGTAGCTTACCGACAAGGACACCTTTGTTGACTGCGGTGATGGTGGCATCATCTAGCTTGATGATAAATTCTTTCTCCAACTTGGAGTAGATAGCTTTCGCTTTGGGGGGTAGCTTCACTGGCACGTCAATAACCCGCACGGGTGGGATGTCTAAATAATCTTCTGAGCGCAGGGTTAAAGCAATGGTAGCTAGCTTGTCCTCAATCGCACCAATGCAATCTTTCCGAACCCCCCACTGCCGTTCATGGAAGTCTAACGGTTCTAGGTATTGCTGCTTGAAATTTCCCATGACCGTGCCAAATGTTTGACCCCCATCTAACAAACGGATTTGTGCAAAAATATCTTGATACGAGTTGGGGATAGGTGTGCCTGTTAAACCCCAGTGGCGCACAAATTTATTTCTGTAGCGTCTGAAAAATTGAATCCTTTTTGAGCGTGGATTTTTAGCTTTGCTAAGTTCATCCCACACCACGGTATCAACGGGAAGATCGGACGCTTTTTTCCCGTGAAGAATCTTTTTTAGGATTCCACTATCGGTCAGTTCACCAATGCGCGATGTGCGCGGGATAGTTATAGACTCATAGTTCATGGTGTAAATGCATGGTGTCCCTTTGTTCCACTCTGCCATACCCTCTGGTGTGCGTAGCGACACTACCTTGATGAACTTGAAGTTATCCCACTTAGCTACTTCATCTGCCCAAGTGAATAACGAAACCCGCAGGGGGGCAATTACTAGGATGCCTTTGGTGTGACCATCGGCTAAATCCCTAGCTAGCCTTTCGATAACCATTGCGGTTTTGCCCAACCCCATGCCAGCAAATAAAGCCGCATAGGAGTTGTTGCCTAAGTGGTCTATTCCTAACTGCTGGTGGTAGCGGGGTGTGAACTTCATAGTGAAATACTACTAGAGGGGTTATGTTTCTTAAAGATGTTTTTGCATGTGTAGAAAAGATCATCCTCAATTTCATACCCCCCATGGTGGAGTCGGTTTATTAGCATTTCAGCATCATTGAAGTTGTCAACAAAAGTAGCTGAACAACCACGGAGCAAAATACTTTCAATCTCTACCCATTGGAAATCAGTGGGCAGTTTCTTAGGTGCTTTGAACTCAATGAATAGAACCCCCCCGCCATAAATAAAGATGCGGTCAGGCACAGCACGATGACTAGGGGATGTGAACTTACGGGTGTAGATACCCATAGACTTAGCTAGCTTCACAACTCTTTTTTCCAAAGCGGATTCACTCATAACTTTGTTTTTAATAATTTTGAAAACTCATTGTAAGAATCCCCCGTCAAACGTGTGACTAAGCAAATGTCAGCAGTAACCCTACTGATTAGATAGATTCTGCAAGATGTGACTATACTCACATGGAAAATATATTTGCTTTTCATTGAGTGGAGTTGGTGTGTTGTTAAATGTGGATGCCAGTTTCTTTAGCTATCCGTTTCTTGACTTCAAGTTTATCAATGGCAGTGAGGTAGTTAATTAGACGGTAGATAATTTCATCCCGTGGGGACTCGCTATCAGTGCGAAATAGTTCTAACAGAATCAACTGCTTTGTTTCTTTCTCGGTGATTATTTTGTCACGGATAAAACGGTTGAGCAGTGACCAAGAAACCACAATGGAATCTTTGTTTGTGAACCCTGCATTAGCTAGGACTATAGCCGCCCCGCGCGAGACAGAAGTAACATCAGAAAAGATGCGCTTCTTAGTTGGTAAGTTAGACTTTGGTGTATTCATTATTTTTTGTAGTGTAGTATCGTTGAACCTTCTGCTTCCAGAGGAAGACCTTTCGCCCAATCGGGCATGGTGCATAGTAGCTTGCAAAGTTCTTCATGTGTTTGCCCCTCAAGTTGATAGGCTAACATTTCATCGTGGACTAGCATAAAAGGTTGATACCCTGCTGCTTCCGCTGCAAGTAAACCTTCCCGCATAACGTCCCCCGCTGTGGCTTGCGTTGCGTTCTCAAGTAGCTTGCCCCCATAGGTGTAGCACCAACCCCAAGTGCCGCCCGAATTAGGCACGACACCCCAAAACTTAATCTGTGTCCCCCAGCCCTTACTTTCGTTAGGCACAACTGCCGCATGGGGGTAAACGAGGTAGTGACCAGATGGGAGTTTAATGCATAGCGCATCAAAGTTAGCTATGGGGATATAGGCAAATGACAACTTGCCCACAGTGAATATCTCTTTGGGGGAGTTGATAGCTTTCTTTGCAGCATCATCAATTTGCCGCCATGACGAAACTATCTTGGGGTTCTCAATGCGCCAACGCGAAACGGCACGGTCAGCTAGATCATCATAGGTAAAGTTTATCCACTCAGCTTTTGTTTCAGGGTGCAGGGTTGACCAATTATTATCCTTCATCGTGCGGGTGGCAACATAACCATCCTCCAAATACTTAGAGGGAACGTCCCGTCCATCGGCAGAATACTTCCGTTCGATTTCTTTGCGGGTCTTAGCTAGCGCACGTTCTACAAACCCTTCATGTCTAGGTTTATAATCCTCAATCATTTCATCGGTGGGAACGAACCCGTAGGATTCGCAAGTAGCCCTGAACTTTGGTCTGCCCATATTGTAGCTACACCCAAGAACTGCTTGCTTGCCGATGAACCGTTGCGCTTTGGAAACCATGCTAGCTACCACACCAAAGATCAATGCTGCCATGTTCTCATAGATCGGTTCTTTACGTCTGAACGCATCCAAAGTTTTTTCTTCACCTACCAACCACGGTGCTATCCGTGCTTCGATAGAAGCGTAGTCAGCTTGCAACACCATCTGCCCGTTGGGGGGTTGAATGAAGTTTCTCACACAGCTAACCATGACGGGGAATAAATCACCAAACACTTCCTCAATCTCAGCAATGCTAGCTTTCCCACAAATAAATTGATAAGCTAGATCGGAGAACGTAATGGTGGGACGTGCATAGTTTTGGGGTTGAATCCCTTTGCCTGTCCAACGGTGGGTTCTCTCTGCACCATAGACCAGTAACGCCCCGCGCACACGTCCATCGGATTCTGCCATGTTCAGCATAGCTGGGATTTTCTTTACTGCTGCCGAACCGATTAGAGAATATGTTTGCAGTGCAGCAACCCCCGCTGGGGTCAGATAATCCACAAGGGGTTTCTTTAACCATTGCTCTACAGTTTCCGCTTGTAGATCATCCCCAAAGAAACCTTGAGTCTTCATCCATACCTTCATCATTTCCCCTTGTGAGGGGTTGAACCCTTCGGAAAGGGAAACCCGCTTAGGAATCTTGCGCGTGGTCGTGACGGGCAGTGTGACGCTATTGGTGGGGTGTGCTACTTGGGATTGGAAAATGGGAATCAGCTTTTCAGTATATTCACTGATCAATGCTAGGGCATGTTGCAATGCTTCGACGTTAAGCGGTATGCCCCTATCGTTCATCCGTAGGTCTGCATGGTAGCTAGCTATGGTCGGGTGGTTCTGCTTGCCCAATCGGGCTAAAATAGAATGTATCTCCCGCTCGACTATCACATCCCGTTCGCAGTAGCCCACGAACTTCTGGAAATCTTCGGGTGCATCGGCAGGGAATATCCGTGTAGCTTTGTTTAGCTTAGACGGTTTGCGGGGTTTGCAAAAAAGGTTTATCAATCGTGTTCCATCGGTGTCTTTCTGTGCGGGTAGCTTGAGAAATTCCCCTGCATCCTTCAACGAACTAGGCATTGCCGCCAAACGGCACAAGCTAGCTGTGCAGTGCCATTGCTCAAGTGCTGGGGGTTCAAATCCAAACGTCTTGGTGAATAGGTTCTTTGAGACGGCATATTCAAACTGTGCATTGTGCGCCCAAATGGGTTCACCAGAATCAACTGCTTCCCGCAGCAGGGCAATAGCGGCAGGGTTCTTATCTAAGACAGACCAAGTGGCAGGGGGTTCATCATTCCTAGCTATGGACATAACAAGGATTTCTGCATCGGGGTGTGCAGCATACTTAAACGCACCGACAACTTTAATGTCCTCGGGGCTATATGTCTCATAGTCTAGGTGATACATGATGAACTTTTTGCTGGGGTTAAAGGTTAATAGATAGCATCCCCATTTTCATCAACGGGGCATGGGTTGTTTGCTGGCATATCTGGCAAAGGGTTTTTGACGTGCTTCAATAACTGGTTTTCCAAGTTGTATGAACTCAGTTGTTCAGCTAGGTAGCGCACACCGTTGGTATCAGAGTCAACAATTTGTTTAATCTGCCCTACAAGATACATCATTTCTTCTTCATTCTTCTCCATATAATAATTGTGTTAGTGTTGGTTGTGTTAGTGTTGGTTGTGAGGTGGAGTTGCACCACCAACTCGGCTTGCGACCGCGTTTTACTGTCCCTTGCGAGGAGTGGCGTTGGTTATTACCACCTAGATTAAACTACCACACTCGCACCCACTGTTCAGGTCGCTCATGGCGCGTTGACTTGGATGCAATGCCTTGCGCCAGAGGTCTGTCCGACGGTTAAGTCATGCCCTCAATGCAATGAGCGCGAGTGTGGTGACATACTTAACGGCATGTCAGCGTTTGGTTAGCTAGCTAGCTGGGGGTTTACCCTTACCCGATAGCTTTAACTAATGCTGCTTTGATGGCAGGGTAGAAAGACTTATCACACGTGGTGATTTTCTCTCCTTTAATCCCTGCTTCATCCAATAGCTTACGCAAGTGGGCAGGACTATTAGCACCGATGTATTCACGTGCTAGGTCAGCAAGTGTATCAACGGTGATTTCCTCTTTCGGAGTTTCCTCTTTCGGGGTTTCCTCTTTTGGAGTTTCCTCTTTTGGAGTTTCCTCTTTTGGAGTTTCCTCTTTCTTTGCCTTGTTGCGCTTAGTCACGTAGGGTGCTTCTTCCTTTGGAGTTTCCTCTTGGGGAGTAGCAACCACAGGGGCAGGGCTAGCTGGGGTTTCTACAGCACGGTGACTGATTGAGGGGATTGCCACACCTTTTTCAAGGATGGCACATAACCGATCAAGTGCTGGGATTTCAATGGTGATGTTCACAATTTTCTGTTGGTTGTTGGTTGTTGATAATTAGCTAGAAATCTTAGATGCTGTCATCATCCATGTCTTCGTCTTCAAGTTCGTCATCGAACGCATCTTTGCCAACCTTCTCTGCACCGAACGGAATCCCTTTGCGGAGATACTGCACAGCTTCAAGGCTAGCTGAAATGCCTTTCTTACCTTCGTATTCGTAAGCGAACACGTTGATGATTGCGTTGACATAATCCCCGTTGATAGGATGACCAGCGGCAGCAGGGAGGGGTTCGCGCTTTTGATCAATGACCATGATACCAGTGGGGGCATCAGCTACTTTTGTTCCAGCGGAAAAAAACCAAGTATTTTCGTCATAACCGTCATAGTATTCCCCATCTTCATCCACCTTAGCACCACGACTGCCGACTTGCATATCTGCTTTCGCAAAGACATACATTTCTAGCTTGGCTGGGGTCTTGCCCCACTTCTCCTTACACACAGCATCCACCACTTTGGAAAACTTGGTGTATGGCAGTAGTTCTTTACCCCCACCAAGGTTCACTTCCACTTGCGTATCTGGTGAACAGATACCCGTGAAGGTAAACTTTGGGTCGCCCGTCTTAGGCACGTAAGGCTTGCGGAGGTTGCTAAATGATAACCGACAATTTTTAATTTTTAGTTGCATAATATATTTACAGTTTGTTTTGTTGAATTGATTAGCTAGGCATTAGTGCTTTTGCTTCTCACTGGAAAAGCCCTACCAGATTCAACTGGTAAGGCGATTCGTGGAGGGGATAAAAACTATGTTCAGTTTCTAAAGTTGTTAGGGAATGGGTTGGAGTTATTCAATGATGGCAGTGCAGGGATGGAGGGGGTGAATTTCTTTTCCTCTCCTTGCCCCATATTAGCTAGCATAGCTTCACATGCTTCCACCGATTTTTGGTCATGCAGTTCTATCATATCTTGCAAGTTGGTTACATCCCCGTGCATGGTTGTGTTGTAGATACCAAACCCAACAGCGTTGATGCATATCACATGGTTGTGCCACTCTGGGTTTACACTAAGAATCTCAGCTAGCGGGTGAAGCATGGCAGAGATATGAGTATTTTGTTCGGGTGTTGGCATACACTCTTTCACAATATCTTCTTTGACAAGAATCATAACGCACACACGATTATGAGAAACATAAAACACGTGTGGGAAAAATTCACCTCCACCCATTTTATCGGCAAGGATTTTTTCAGCAATAGCGTTAATGGCAATGCAGATTGGTTCTACTGTTTTACCAATGTGGTGTGTGATCGACATGGCAATTTTTTCTTGCTCATTCAATCCTTTGTTACTGTTGTCTGGTTGGTTCATTTTCATAATAATTTTTTCTTTTTTTTTGTATGGTTAGTTTGTTTGCAAATTGTTTGCGGGGGGAGAATACAAACAAATTTGTATAGTGTCAACTTTTTTCTGCAATTATTTTTAATTATTTTTTTTCCCTATATTCTACAAGGGTTTTTAGATGCAGTCACCTTCGTCTAATTCATCCTCAAAGCTATCAATAGCCACAACACGTGCGGGTTTTGGGTCACTTGCTAACGCGAGTTTCGGCGCACCATCTGGTTGCTGCACTAACTCTTTCCAGCGGGTAATAAACCGAGCGGATTGTTTGTCAACTGGCACACCTGTTTTGGCTAACACTTTCTCAATTTGAGCGGGTGATAGAAGTTTTTTAGGGGCATAGCGATCAGCGGCAGGGATGTTGCGTAGTAGCTTATCTGCTTGGGGTTCATTGTTGCCCCACTTGCGGTTGCCTTTGCCGCCATCAATCGTTTTCAACCCATCAATCTTAGCACCTTGCTCAATGCGTTCTAAAGAATCTTCATTGAGTTCTTCAAAATACTTAGCTATCTCCTTGCCCACTGCGGCAACGCGCACACGGACTGCATCAGTTATCTCCATCATGTTCTTTTTCATTTCTTTAATAGATTCGGTTGTTACGTTGTTCTTAATCGGGTTGAGTTCATCGGGGATGCCATCAAACATCTTAGCTACTCTAGCTATGCAAATGCGGCGAGCATCACAAAAACGGCAAGCATCGTAGGAGGGGTTAAGGTCGCTGGACTTGGCTAGTTTTGATTCTTTGTAGTCAGCTTCGATCTCTGCACCATATTTGCATAAATCAAAGTAGCTAACTTCCCACGTCTCAGCTATCCCATCGAACGAACGATGACGCGGTTGGTAGATGTTCATCGAAATTACTGTGTTCATAGTAAATCGAATGTTGAACTTGCGGGAAAGGTATTTCATTAAGGACAACGCATAGATAGACATTTGGCTATTTTCAAATGCATCAACCTTTTCCCCCACCCCATATTTTAGATCAAGGATAGTAACTTTTTCTTCGGTAGCTACGGCAAAGTCAACCGTTCCATATTCAGTGTCGTTGTAAAAATAAGGGATGCGTTGCTCGGTGAATACATACCCATGGTTGCCTTTGGTTAAAGCAATTTCCTCTGCTAGCTGAATGTAACCTTCAAGGTGTTCCAAAAATTCAGTGGGAATATCATCACGGGTGATTTCACCTTTGAGATAATTATCAGCATAGCTATGTGCTTTTACCCCTTCCTCTGCATAGACAGATGTGGTTTCTTTAGGGATTAGCTTATCAGCTTTCGCTTCATTGATGAAAGCTACTGAACCTTTGCAAGTTCTCCATTGCTTTGCGGCACTCGCGCCCCAGTCGTAATGTAGTTCTTCATCGAGAACATCCATAGCTAGGGTTTTCTTTGTTTTCCATTCTTCTTTTGGTTTGGTCATGTTTTTATTTATTTGGTGTGTTTTGTTGTGTAGGCGACTAGCATTTCTACCACCCCGTCATAAACGGGTGCATCCATCTTTAGCTTGGTGCGGTCATACATCCCTAAGCGTTCAGCTATCCGCATCATTTGGTGTGGTTGTGCCATCTTCTCTTGGAGGATTAAAGCACCCGCGCAGTGTTGCGCTTTGGGGTGTGAGTTGTCCCGCCCCTTGCACGTGGTTGTTTTGTGGCAAGAAAACTCTTGCCCTATTATTTCCCTTATCCGTTGGGGGTGTAGGTAAGGGGTTACGTCCGAACGAAAAGGGCAGTTGTCACAAGGTTGTGTTAGATCGTAGTTCATTTGGTAGGTTAGTTAGTAGTTGACCGAGATAACTTGCACCCCTGCTTTTTGAAGTTCATCAGCTAGCATCTCTCTAACAGATTTCTTCGTTAGTTTAATTTGAGCTTCCTCAATACTGATTCCTTCGTGGTGTGCTAGAAGTTCTGCATGGCTAGCAAAGACCTTCACGGTGTCTGCTGGCAAGCGTCCAAGGCGGGGAGATAATTTATCAGCTACTTCTATGTTGGCGCGAAACTTGGCAGCACCAGCGCAAAGAGGGGCGGCATGTGGGTTCGTTCTAAATTCATCAAATTCACTACGCATGTGGCATGGTAGCGCAAATGCACCGATGGATTGCCCTGCAAAGCGTTCCCCGTTCTGCCCTCTGGTATCAAGGTATTCTTTAGGGGTGCTACGTGCAAATGGGCATTGTCCACAGCATACGTTCATTTGGTTGTTTTGTTCAGTAGGTTGACACATATTTTTCTTTTTGGTTAGTTATATTTGAGGGGGGCAAACAAATATGTATAGGGTTTTTAGAAAATGTCAAATACAATCTTCATCATTTATTTCTTTTTCTTCTTTTTCCTCAACAAGCTGAAAAGGAGCAATGCGCCAATAGAAAATTCCATTCTTCTTTTTAGGGGTAATGTCATTATGATCATCCCCTGAATAATTAAAGCGTGAGGGTTGTTCCTTAGCTAGTTGGCGTAATTGGTTCACCAATACGCGAGGGGAAGGGCAAGTGCGCTTAAACCGCTCCTGAGAGTTCTTTGAGCCAACTTCTATGAGTATGGTGTAAAGGTCGCTAGATGTTCCCTCCCACGGGGTAGGTATAAGAGAATCATCTTCACCAAAAAGACAAGGGGTAAACATTTGGTGTGATGCTTCCTTGTCGATTTTTTGTAGTAGGAAGCGTTCGGGTGAATCTGCGTTCAGCAAATCTACAATAGCTGGGTTGTGGTAGCTTTTGACTGCAAAGCGTTTAATCGGGTCAGCTATGTTTGCATCAATGAAAAATTCCTCTAACAGAAAATGAAGGAAAGCGGGAAGTTCACTTGTGATACGGTCACGCACTGGGTTAAACCACCCTGCTGTAGTGGTGTCAATGAGTCCACCCGTCATGCTTCTAGCTTTGAGCAAGATTAGCTTGTCAGCTACCCCTTCATCTAGCTGGGGCAATGTATCTAACGTAGCGGGTTCTAGGTTCATCATCCGCACCATGCGCCACCACGGGGCAATGGGTATCTTGTCACCAAACTTCTGATGATAGTTGCCACCAGCACCAACGGTGTAGCTTTTGATTCTCTCTCCAAACTTGTGCCGCGATTTGTGGTCAGTCAAAAGAATGTCGGTATCATCTAAATAGAGTAGTTCGCATTGAAAAAGGTCAGAGTTAAAGGACACACTTTTTTCACTGAATAGGTCATCTGCATCCGCTGAACGTCCACCGAAAAGAAATGGTAGGATGTATTTTAGGAGTAGTGATTTGCCAGAGTTGGGTTCACCTAATATATTAAGAAACTGCGCTGGGCTAAATAGTGATCTGCGCTTGCCCCCGTTGCGGAAGTCCTTAGCTGACGAACTGCACCATGCATAAAAGATAGCTAGTTGTTCGGGGGTATGGTCGAACATGTGGGTAAGGAAATCCTTAATGGTGTCCCACTGCCCTTTGCGGGGTTTGATTATCGTGGGGGATTTCAATACCAGATAGCTAAATCCGTTCTCCATGTAGAAACCCGCATGTCTGCCAGATGCGCCTTGCAATGCTGCTTCGATAGATTTGTCCGTTTCGATGGATGAAATAATATCGTCAACAGGGGATAATAATTCCCCCTCCAACAAAGTGCGGCGGAAACCCACCTTAGCTAGCTGACGGTTCAAGCTAGAGTTGTTCAGCGAAATCCATGTGGCGTTATTGGATTGCATGTAATACTTAGAACGCTCACCGAAATAATAAAAATCTAACTGCTTGGCAGAGTTGATGAATTTTTCAAACCCCACTACGTCCCACTGCCCCTGCGGGTTTGGATAGCTAGTATTACTATGATCATAGTAAATCACCCGCTGTGCTGCTCTCCCTTCATCGGAAGCTGATACGTTGGGCATCCGTGCAATCTGTGAGCGCACCCCCATTTGTTTATCTGCCCCGTGCTGGCAAGCTAGCGCAAAGATAGCTGATACCTCTTTGGGTTCGGCGTTACGGGCATCAAACCAAAAGTGCTGTGATTTATTGCCCGTATCGACAACAAGTTTGAGCGGGATGAATTTAGCTAGTTCCATGGCGAAGGAGGTGAAGCGTTCAATCAATGCTTCATCTTTGCTGTCTATCTCTAGCAACATGTAAGGACGTTCCTTCACGTTGGCATTGCATCGGGTAGATAGTTTCTCCCCTCCGTCCCCATCGGGGATTAGGACACCCTCAACTTTCTTAAATATAGATGGGTTTAGAAATTTATAGGTAGCTAGTTCATCGGCTGGGAAGTTTTTTTCAAGGTCACGGACATGCACCAAAGTTCCCGCTTCTAGCTTGCCATGCTGGATGTTGATGATTTCATCTGCTTGAAAAAGGTTTTTTAATATCGCTGTGGGTTTGATGTTTGTTTTGTGTGGGGTTTTTTCAATCACCTCCGCTTGTGTCATTCTGCGGAAACGTAGAAGCATTTCTTCTGAAAGGTCTGGAAGTTTTTCTTTCCCCTCTCCCGCTTGCATTTCCCCTTTTGCGCCCCATATTTTGAGTGCTGCCCTGCGTGGCGCGGTGTTGTGGTCTGGTCTGTCGGATGAATAGATATTAGCTAAGTGGGCAACCGTATCTTCAAACTCAACCCCCATCTTATAGCAGATGGAAGCTACTTTCAAAAGCCCCACATTATGCCCTTCCCCCTCTGGTGGCAAAGTTAAAATGGTGTATTCCTGTCCCTCTGGTAGCTTGGATGCTTCATCGCGCAAATGGTGTGGTAAGTGTAGTATATTTTCATTCATAACTGGTAAAAAAAGCGCACCCCCTTTCTCCAAGCGGTTGACCTTCACGGGGATGAAGCACCTAGAAAACGGGGATGCATTTAATTTTTAATTTCTATAGTCAACTCTATAGGCAAACAATAAGTCAGCGCACACACTCTATACAAATTTGGATGCAGCGCAAGAATTTATTTTACTTTTTTTAGGGGGGTGGGGTAAAGCTCAATTTTTTGCGTCCCATATATTGCTTAGTTAAGATTTTGGCGAAAAAAATTCAGTTTTTTTCGGGGCGCGGCTAGCTAGGGCAGGCACGGCAGGCACGGCAGGCACGGCAGGCACGGCAGGCACGGCAGGCACGGCAGGCACGGCAGGCACGGCAGGCACGGCAGGCACGGCAGGCACGGCAGGCACGGCAGGCACGGCAGGCACGGCAGGCACGGCAGGCACGGCAGGCACGGCAGGCACGGCAGGCACGGCAGGCACGGCAGGCACGGCAGGCACGGCAGGCACG